CCTGTGAAGTTATCAACCCCTATTGTCGCTGCTGCAACAGTAGCATACGAGTCACTTTCAGAGACGAAATCTGTACTGTATTGCGGATTACTGGTACCTATACCAACGTTGCCGGAAGAATCGATAGTCACTAAGTCGGAAACGCCATCTGTGCCAAAAGACATATAATCACTAGCATGGTTATACCTGATATTCCCGCTATATCGAGTCGCACCAGTAGTACCATCGGCAAACATGAGCCAGCTGTCATCAGAAGTCCCGCCGACTATAGTAATTCCACCGTCATTACCGTCACTTACAACTAAGCTTGTGGCGTAATAACTACCGGGACTACTGGTACCTATACCAACGTTACCGTCACTTGCTAAAACAAGTTGATTGGTGTTGCCACCTGTTGATGAGCATGTCCTTAAGTTCATTGTAGTTGGAACACTTGTTCCTGCCGCACCATCTTGAACAACATCTATTATCGCACCTATATCTTGGTTACTCCCGGAATCAACTCCATAAAAACTAAGCCTACCGAGAAGCTCTGTATCAAGAGTGGTTGTAAGAGTCGTTCCATCATCGTTATGCGATTTAACAAACCAAATTTCAGGACCAAATGCTGCTTGGTCATTAAATGTAGAAGAAATAATATTTGAAACTGAATCTGTTCCAATATCACGAACATCTAATTCTCCCAACGGACTCGTTGTCCCGATGCCAACTCTATCTTCAGACACATCAACAAACAAGGTGTCGGTATCTACAACAAGGTCCTCGGTTAGGGTTGCTACACCAGTAACTCCCAGTGTACCGGAGAGGGTCATGTTTTCTGCATCAGTAGTACCAGTAAGAGTAGGGTTCGCGGACATGACTACATTGCCAGAACCGGTAATCGCATTACTCACAAGTCCTTTCGATCCATCTGTGAAGACGGCTACGGCAGCAGTTAAGGAAGATACAATAGGCTGAGCGGTAAAAGTAGCCACACCTGTAACCCCAAGCGTCCCACTCAGCGTCATACTTGCAGCACCAATCGTCCCCGTAAGGGTAGGACTAACACTCATAACCACCGATCCAGAACCCGTCATCGTATTACTAACTAACCCTTTTGATCCATCTGTAAATATCGGTAAAGCCGCAGTAAGGGCAGACATAACCGGAGCAGCAGTAAAAGTAGCCACCCCGGTAAAAGTAGTAGCTCCTGTTACTGCAAACGTCCCGGCTATTATTAGATTCCAAGGAGAGAGAAGAGTAAGATTCGGGGTAGATTCTATAAAAGGGTCTTGAAAAGTCCAGGCGTCGAAAGGGAAAAGATAGGGACTTTGAGCTAAATCATCCAAAGACCCCCTTCTAACATCAGCATTAAAAGAGTCTCCAGATACTTCCCTACGCCTAAAATCCTCCATTTATTCTATATACCATATATAAATATAACCTCTATTAGCAGGTGCTGTTAATTCTCCCACGGTTCACCTCCTCAGCCGCTATGCTATACGTCCACCGAGTCAGTCCAAGTATCTTGCTGCTTCAAGAGATAGTACGCACGACTCGCAAAGCCACCATCGGGAATACTCGCCTCAACGTCTACATCTTCGTACTGCTGCGGCTCCCCCTCTGGAGTCACGACCTTCTGCTTCTCGATCAACTGGATACCAGTGCGAGTCGTATGGACCGGGTCAAACCCAGCCCTTCTTGAAGCCTCGTCAACATAATGCCCTACTCGCACTCGAACAGAACCAGCGGAGTATGTCATGTCTTGCACTTTGTGGTACATCGTCGTTGCCCCGCTTGGGCCTATGATTGATTTTTCTAATGCCATTACTCATCCTCCTCGAACGGGTGAAGCGCATGATAGATTTTTGTCGTGTGCTTGTCGTAGACTGCGTCTTGAACTTTCGTCCACGCATCTCCGAATGACGTTATGTCATTTAATGTTACTGAAACTTTCATATTGTCTCCTGTTGTGAATGTTTATATAGCAATTGACATCTCAACGCAGAATGTTGTTGGCTCACCATCAGTGCATGTGAACTCAGAGATCGAATCGTTGTCAGGACTATAAGAATAAAATGTCAAGGCAGAGCCTACCCTTTTGATACGAGAAATTATCTGATTTCGATTTACTCCAGAAGAGTTTTTCCATCCCCCATGAGCTACCACAGTATCCCCGTCCTGAATATACGAGGAGAAAGCACTGTATACTACGCTCTCTGATTTGCTTATCGCTGAGTGAAGACTGGCTACAGTATTCTGACCCTTCAAAAATCGTATTGGCTTACTAACCTCAAAGTAATCCGAAGAGTTATTCCAAAATATATATGCATCGGATGCAAAATAAATAAGGGAATCATCATCCTCAGTTTTGTCACCTATACCGACTCTGCCCAAGGAGTCTATATAGAACCGCGCCCCTCCTGCTTCGCTAGATATAACAAAGGTACCTGATCCATAGTCCGACCCAGAACCTGCACTAGTTATTTGCCACGTATCAGCTGTTGTCAGTTTAATAGCAGCATTATGTGTAGTGGCGGTAGTTTCTATCTCAAGTCTACTATGCGTGGACGACGATAGAAGATGCAGAAGCTCCTGCGGATCATCAGTACCTATACCAAGAGGGGTAGTAAGTGTAGTAAAGGTTCCAGCAGCAGGAGTGGTCCCACCGATAGCCCCCGGAGCCGCTAATCGAGCAGTTAAAGACCCGGGATTAATGGCTTTATTAGTAGTAATAGTACCAGCTACTGCTTCTGCATCAGTCGCTAAGGTTACGAGACCAACATTAGCAATGGTTGCCGAAACAGCACCCGCTGCAAACACAGAGGCTACCTGATCATCTACATACCCCTTGGTAGGGATAGTGTCATTCGCAGCTTCTCCGGTTTGAATAGCTGTAAAAGACGTTCCCCCAGCAAATCCAAAAGTAGTAACTCCTGTCATTGATCCGTTGTCTACTATGATAACAGTATCAAGAAGTAACTGCTGTCCAGCTAATGGTGTAATAAGAAGATCAGTTCCAGCGGTGCTTGAGATGGTATTACCATTGATATTGATATTATCTACCTGAATAGCATTTGTTTGAAAGTCCCATATAGAAGTACTTGCATCAAAATGAAGCTCCAATGTTTCATCATCTTGAAAAATCATATCTCCAGCATTGGTAGCATGAGTATCACCGTAGAGCCAGATATTTGCACCAAGAACTTTGGTATTTGCGGAGATAATTAAAGCCCCGTTAGTATCCTGTCCAAGGATTTCTGGATTATCTGCACTAAGGTTTAGGTCACTCGCGATAAGCGCATTGGCTTGAAAGTTAAATGTAGAAGCTGAGTCATCATACTGCATCTGTAAGGTAGCAGACCCATAGAATTCTATATCATCCGGCTTAGAGGCATGGGTATCTCCGTACATCCGGATACTACCACCAAGAATGTTAGATACCCCTGGTGAGATATACATGACTCCATCCGTATCCCCACCACGAATCTCAGGGTCAGCTTGGTCAAAAATAAGATCTGCCGAAAGGGTTGTAGCTCCAGTTATAGCCACCGTTGAGGAAAATATAGCTGCCTCACTCCAAGTCTTAGCCCCAGTAACCGTCTGTTCTGCCATGTCTACAAATGTAGCAGGACCGACGATTTCAGTAGTAAAATCCGTACCATTCCAGACAAACAACGACGGGGTAGTGGCATCGGAATCAAACCAAAGCCTTCCATTATCATCTGAAGTACTCGTAGAAAGCCCAGTACTAGACCCAAGAACCCGGACAGTAGGAACAGCAGCTTGATACCAGATCTTAGCCGAGCCCATCTTATGCCACCAATCGGTAGCAGAGCTCCCGGTAGATTGAGAATCATCAACTGTATAATGCGCATTAGTCATACGCTCTTGGATAGACTCTCGAGTCTCTCTCATCCGGTTATCACCTAACGTCGGACTCTGAGTACCTGGAGGCTTTTCTTTATACACCGCATCCCATGTTACTGCCATTATCCCCTCCGTAGTTTCCCGGCTACTTGTCGTCGATCATGTTGGTTATAATACGCACCAACCCTTTGTCGCATAAAGTCATTAAAATCCTGCTTTGCAGCCCATGCAGCCTGAAGACCTTGTTCCCGTGCAAATCCCCACCATCTACCCCAAAGCACTATACCATAATGAAAGTGTTCAGGAATATCTGGTTCCCCGGTACTCGTACCGTGAACCATATCCGTTGGCATTTTGCTATACTCCATATAATACCAACGTCTTTCATCTGGTACGTAGTCAAAGAGTATCCGGTCATTTCTATGTACAAACTCAGTAGGATCAGAAGTAGAACCAACTAGGTTAATAAATACATCATCCCTAGCAGCTTCTGTTATTTCTCGCTCTTCTTCGAGGTCGACTATTTTAATAGGAAGAAGAAACTTGTCAGGTTTAAGGATGTTATATGCTACTTGCGCATGAGTAGACCCTTGGATGTCCATGTAGTTTTTAGAAAGCTCATAGGTAGCAGTAGTAGCTGGTGCAGCCGTAAGAGCCTCATGCAAAGTCGCTGTCCTTGTACCCCCATCATAGTCTACGATTCTTTTCGTATTACCAGCAGTGGTAAAACTCCAACCATTCAACACATCATCTGTAGCCAGAGTAATAGCATCTAAGATATCATTAGGAAGGATAATAGTAGTGGTAGTATGACCTGCATCTTGAAGCGCATCAGATATCCAATAAGTTTGAAAATATAACTGCGACGTAAGCGACGGAGCTCGGAAAGACAACCTCCCCCCCGGATCTTTCCAACTCGCAACCATCCTTTGCCCTTCGTTGATTGCATCTGTTAATTCCTGGGTATAAACACTATCAGGGTACAGATCTGACTGCTCCCCGGTCATTTTATATACCTGTTCTTGAATCTCTGCTAAGGTCATAGATCCCTCCTGTTAAGCTAGGAAGACAGTAACAACCCCATCTGTTAAAACATCTACCTCAAGTCCATCTACCTCAAGTGGTACCGGGAGAGAGACACATACCGGATTCAAGGTAGCATTAGTAGAAAAAGGGCCAGCTACTATAGTCCCTGCTGAATCCTTAAAGGTCATAACATCACCGGCATCCGTCATCCCCGTCCAGGTGAATGCCTGTATCTTTAATCTTCCCGTCTGTACATCAGCTGGGGTTGCAAAATAAAGGGATCTCCCCCCGTTGTTGACTACGGCCATTACTTAGTCCAATCAATCGGGGGTAGATTTCTAGCCTTTCGTCTTTTATCAATCAAAGCCCTTTTCTGTTCTACCCGAGCTTCATTAATAGCCTTTGATTTGGTATTTGACTTTGTTCCATCCACCGCGGTCTCCCTAGGGGACTTCAGTTTTGGATCTAAAGGTATCTTAGCTTGCTTCGTTGCTGTTGGCTTTTTCTTTACTTCTGGCATTTAATGCCCTCCTAAAGGCTCAAGGCCTTGATGGACTCGTTTCCTATTTATCGCATCCATCCTCACTTGGACTGATGCATGCTTCCGACCAAAGACACCTCTGGGAATTAACTTACTCCCCACAGTAAACTGCGTCCCTTGTCGTCTATTAAGTTGTTTCCTTGTTCTTTTAGTCATTAAAAACCCCTCGTCACACCATGAGAAGATCCTTTTTTTCGTTTGATCGTAGAAGGAGAGGTTCCTTGGAAACTCCCTCCTTGTCTCGAAGTTCGTCGTGCTGTATTAGCCTTGCTTCGTTTATTAATTGAAGCATGTTTAGCAGCAACTGCCCGTGGGTTCCTAAGCAATCGCCAACTGCTTTTTTTTATTGAACCTAATATTTGATTATTAGGAGCGAGGCGATCGAAGGTTTGTACCAAGGGTGGCCTAGCTACCCCGGCTTTTACTCGTTTATTTCGTTTATTACTCGTCCCGCCTCGAGGACCGACCTGTTTATTAACCACTATCTCTTATCCCTCCGGTTCCGGGTATATCCCGGAAATGTTGAAATCTCGTACAATACGCTCCACCGTTGACATATACAACCTCAGACTCTGGGTAATCAAACCCGCAAATTAAACATGTATCCCATATCTGCCAGCCAAAACTCCCCCGAGTGGCTTCTGTAGCTTCATACATAGTAACTGTATCACCATTAGGGAGGGTAACTGGAGTTTGTGCAATATGTTGGCTAGCCATAATAAAGAAGGAGGGGATATCCTCCCCTCCCTTCCATTAAGCCTCCGCGGCCCAAGTTCCGACTTGAGATATTACATACCATCCCAAGGAACCATCTCCGAACAGGGTTATTCTATCCCCCTTCTTCGCAGTTGCCTTGGTATTGATAATATCCTTATCATCCACATCGGTTCGATCTGGTCCCATGATCTTATCCGAAGCATTAGGAGAGACTGTTATAATATTCGCTCCATCCTCCCCGGTGTTAACGATATGATAAACATACCCAACAACCGTTGCTGGGAGAGTGATTACGAAAGCATCCGTTTTAACGGTTAGAATCTTTCCTACATCCTCTTCATCTAAGGTCTTAGTACCTGTCAATTCCTCTGTAATAGCATCGTCTTCAAAAACGGTACCAAAGTTTGTTTTACCCATTCTATCCCCCTATTAAGAAGGTCCAGCATTACCGTACATACCCTTCCAGTCCATTACAAATGCAGAGAACCGCATCGTAACCTTGAACAAAGCATTACCGGTATGGAAATCATCCGCAGACTCCATCTGAGCGTTTTCTTTCCAATACAACCTACAGTCTCTTTCCTCCGCAAGAAGGAACCATGCATTTGCATCAGTCAAAAACCTTGAAATAAACGGAGTCCAGCTAACGACACTATTCCCGGGGTTAACCGTATTAATGTCGTTATTGCCAGAACCCACTACAAGACCTGATTGTCGCAGTTTCTCAACTACCCAAGTAAGTTCTGGAGGAGCGAGAAGCATATCAGGAGTGAGTTGAATCGGAAGGCCCGCTTCATCTTCCAGATCCCAGTAATACTCATACGCTGCTTGCAAGGTCGTTTCACTCAAACTACCAGCGGTAGTAGGGATATTCGATTTACTCGAGTTCCCGGTATAGAGCTGATCATGATCGTTATCGAACACATACTGTCCATCCCAACCGGTAGTGGTATCAAACCCATTGTTAAAAACCGTATCAAAGAAAACAACATCCGGTTTAATAGCCGCAGACTTAGCCAACTTTGCCGGAAGCTTCATGAAGTTCTGAAAAAGATCATCCTTGTACATCTCAGAGGTTATCTGAAACCCCTTCGCATACGAGGTGTAGTAGATCGTTTTCGCATGACCCTGTTCGGGGAGATCAAAGGTAACTCTGTCACCTTCATCTTTCGTTACCAAATGCCCAAAGCCCGAGAGCTCGGATTCCTGATAATGATTCCCCGGAGGAGCCGTTTCAATCACCGCTACGGATTCAAAATCCCGTGCATAGGGTTCATATTCATCAAAGAATATCCCGTTCATATCTCCATCAAGGGAGTTACCAAAAGCACCTGTGTTTGCAATAGCCATATTCTATATACCCCTTAAGCCAATGCCGCATTCAAGGGCAAATAGGATGATTGAACAATTCGAAAATAAACCCGAGCATTAGCAGCAAGAGACGCATCAGGATGCTCTCGGATGATTACTATAACATCCTCAGTCGCTCCATCTTCGTTCACTTCCATAACCCCAGTAGCTCCTTCGATATCACACAAATCTGCTCTATCAGTAGCAGCATACGTCCCTGATGTCTGTCCTTCGAAAACATAAATCGGCAATGCAGGAATAAACTTGATATTACTCCCAGCTGCTGCACTAGTAACCGATTCTGCTGCAATTCCATATAACTGGGGAGAAGTAGCTACCGCTATCTGAATCAACCCAGATGTGATAATTAACGCATCTCCCTTAGTAATCGTCTGACCAGTAGCAACCAAACCTTCCTCGATCTGGATGATACCCGTATCTGACTTAACGCACTTAAACCCGTTTGGGTTGTCTACATTAGCCATTAATGGCTCCTATTCTAACCGTTTTTGATAGGCCGACCCTGGGAATCGACAGGAGCCGAGAACCTCGACCTGCCATCCTTCGTGGGGTCGTAAACGGACGACCTGTTGACAGAGGCTATATCCCTCTCTGCCTGATTCGTGTGACCCTCGGAACGACGTTTTTGCAAAGCCCTACGGGCTGTGTTACGTTCCGTCCACTCATCATTAGGTAAATCCATGAGGACCATTTCATCTTCCCCCCGAGCATTTACTTTAACAGTGCTGCTCAAAGTTCCGTCCTCACTAGGCCTCGTCCTAACCTTCCAACCGTCTCTACTCTGATCTGCTACCTCATCGGTCCTGAACCAATAAGGTTTCATACCCGGTAAAGGATCAGCCTCTAGTCTTTTAGAAGCCTTCATAAACCGAGCAGATACTTTCAAATCACCTAGAT